ATATTAAACCACCAAACTCTAATTGTAAACCTTCAATAGCCGATTGCATCATCTTGAGCTTATGCTCTGCGGTATCGGTCATTATAGCGTTCATCTTATCTAACTCACCTGTATTGGTTTTGTATTGTTTTGTGAGTTTTCTTACTTGCTTTTCATTTTTAGCAAGAATAAGGAGCTGATTAGCGGCTGTAGCACCTACTAATGCTTCGGCTTGGTTAAGGTCCATCGTACCATCAGCCAAGTGTTTGAGAGTTTGTTCGAACGGTATTCCTTGTTCGTTCAACTTCATAAATACCTTACGAAGTCCTGTACCTGCTTTAGAAGCCTTAATACCATTATCCATAAGTACACCCATCATCGCTGACAGTTGCTCTATATCTATTCCTAGAGCATTTGCTGAAGCCCCTGCGTGACCAAAAGCGGTACTAAATGTACTAAGTTGTATTGATGAGTTTGCTGCAGCAGAAGCTAATACGTTAGCCACTCTACCTGCTTCGTGAGATTCTAAGTTAAAAGCGTTTAATGAAGATGCTGTAACATCAGCAGCAAGAGATAAATCTTCTCCTGTTGCAGTTGCTAATTTCAATATAGAATCTTCCATCGCTATAATCTGTGATGGATCGAAACCTTTACGACCAAGAACTAATTGAAGGTCAGCTACTTGTTGTGCTGTAAACCTAGTTGTAGAACCAAGATTTTTAGCTGATTCTGTAAGTTGTTGAAATTCTTTTTGTGTTGCTCCAGTAACCGCATTTACTTTAGCCATCCCCGATTCAAACTGAACAAAAGTGTCCATAGCGGACTTACCTAAAGCGACTAAAGGTGCTGTAACACCAAAAGAAAGTAAAGAACCCATTCGAGCTGCTTGAGAACCGATTTTAGCAAGAGATCGACCTGCTTTACCCATCCCCTTTTCTAACCCTTTAATGTTAGCTGCGACAATTATCGAGATGGTCTTTACTGATACACCCATTTTATATCTTATTAAATTTAGATTTATTGTATTTCTCGAGAACCTTTTGTATGTGTTCTTTTGAAGCTATCTCTTTTTTAGGCTTATTCTTATTATCCCAAGGAAGAGGTAATACCTCTTGTGGTTTCAACTTCTTCTTAGAGTGAGGCGATAAGCACCCCATCAATATGATTCGAGTTTGTTCCCATTGGTTCTGTGAGAGTTGTTCCTGATACGTTTTAAAGCCCTCTAAGCGATTATTAAAAGAACGTGGGGTTAAACTATATAATTCATCATAACCTAACCCCAACATCCCTAAACCAATTTGCTCTAATTTGTCCCAGTCAATATCTCCTTCGTCAGAATCTATCTCCTCTCCCTCGACTACTTTCCCTCGCCTTGAGGTTGGTCAAGTTGGAACGCTTCAAATATTTCAGATATTTTAGAGAAATCTTCATTATCTAACCACTCTTCAATGTCAGCGATTTTATAATTAAACTTCTCTCCTATCTTCTTAGCTCCGTACTTTAAACCAAAGTAAGCGATAACTCCGATGTGGTCTATCTCCGATCCTAACTGATTTAATTCGTTTAGCTTTAAACCTAACTTTTTGCAGATTTCTTTTAAGCATAAATAACTAAATCTGATTGGTCGCTCTTGACCGCCTAATTCTACCTTTTTCATTTTTATTTGTGTTTATTTATTAGTCTGTACCTTTTGTTACTACTCCTGTACCTGTTATAGTTACAGAGTAAGTCACATTCTCTTCGACTCCTGCATCCATAGAAAGACTCGATATGTAACCACTTCCTTCCCATTTAACATCTGAACCACCTGTAGCTCGTTCTGCGAATCTTACTATTACCTCATTACGTTCGTTAATATCATCGTAAAACTCTTTAAAGTCTAAGTCAGCATTAATGTCTTGTAGTGCATCAGCAGATAATTCAAACGACCTTAAACCACCTGCGTTCTCTTGATAACCACCGCTATCTTTAGAGGTAACATCTCTCAAGTCCTCATTAAAAGATATTGAAGCCGATGTGCTATGGGCGATAGGCTCTTGTCCGTCTAGTGTTTCACCTGAATTAATTACAATAACTTCTATAGCACCATCCTCGATTTCTCCTGTACCATCTACTACACTAAAAGTGTTTACGTCACCTGCAAAAGTGTTAGTAAAATCTCTATACTTATAATCATCGCCATCAGGTATTATTACACCACTAGTATAACCACTAGCTCCAAGTTTATTACCAATAATAGCTAACACATTATCTGAGGTATTTGCAGCCACAGCCGAAGTTGTTAACTCAGCTACGTTAGCCCCTCCACTATTTGTAGTATTTAGAATTTTAAGAGTACCTAAACTAACTAAAGGTGTAGAATTTAAAACTTTAACTCTAGTTACCTGAGCTACGTTAGCAGGCGACTTTTTATAAACTAATAAATCCGATGCGTTTTTGATTGCCATAATTAATGGATTTAAAAGTTAATATTATGATTTAGATAAAGCCCCTGTACCTGTAAGAGAAATAGAATAAGTTGCATTTTCTTCTACACCTGCGTCTATTGAAATAGAAGTTATTAGAGCCGACCCTGAGTAAATCATATCAGTTGCACCAAAGTTTACTATAACTGCTGTACGAGCTTCCCAAGTAGACCAAAGAGCTTCAATATTACCATCACCTGCTCCGATTTCAACAAAAGCATCTCCACTTACTTCCCAAGAACGTAAACCTCCTAAGTTATCTTGATAACCTGCTGAAGATTTAGTTGTAGAATCTCTAAGGTCCATATTCATAGATATAGATGCTGATGTTGAATGTGCTACTGCTGTCAAAGAACCACCTGTCGGAGTTATTGAAAGAGTCACATCTGTTGCGTTTAAAATTGCCATTTTTATTTAGTTTTTGATTATTAAACAATTAAATATTACGTTTTTGTAGAACTTTTCAGGTGACTTAAAATACTCATCATCTAGGGTTTCAAACCTAAACTTAGCGGTATAAGTCACACCATCTTCGGTGTAGTCCACCTCGTACAAATCTAAGGCTTCTACTACTGCCTTAGCTTGACTATATGTTGTTAAATAAACGTCAGCGAAACAAGCTATCCGAATCGATACGTCACAAGAGTTCAACGAGCTTCCTTTACTCATAAAGTTGCTTACGTTGGTTATCTCGAACGTGGTCGAAGGATATGTTACACCTTGCGGTATAATCACAGGAAAGACTCTGTTAGCACCACCATTAGCTGTTGTGAAAGCTGATGTAGCGTTGAGTCTTAATATTATTTCTTTTCCTATATCTTGAAACATACGTCTATTTAAATCCTGCTTTTTTTATCATCTTATCTAGCATCTTCATCATATCTCTTTCGGCTGTTGCTGAAATATCAGGACCTTTTTGATCTATAACTTCCTTGTAGTAATTAGGTTGATTCTGTATTCTACCTGTTGATTTACCACTTTTATGCTTTCTATTCTTTGTGCCATTAAGCAACATCGCAGGTAAATTATTACTTCTTTTACCTTTGACAAATGTTGGGTTTAAATTTTTCATTCTAGTACCAACAAATAGTCCTGGATTTCTTGACCTTTTAGGCGTTATAATACCAATCGAATCTGCTATAGACTTTCCGACTTTCTGCGTTTTAGTGCTAGGGTCGTATCTTTGTCCAGGAACTTTATTCTTAGTCCTGTACTTATATTTCATTTTAAGAGCCTTTACTGCTTTTTTTGCAGCAGGTCTTAGAGCTTTGTTTATTAGACTACGAGAACTCTTCTCAGTTTCGCCTAATTGCTTTAAAGATTTTCTAACATCCTTAATGCCTTTAACTTGTATTAGATTTTTTTTATCTAATTTGTCAAAACTTTTTTTACCAAACAATCCCATCTATACAGGTGATTCAGTTGGTAAATCCTCGCTTACAAATATCTCTATAAATTCTTTTCTTGGGTCAATTACGTACCCAATAATATCTAAATCGTTGTCTGCACCAACCTCTCTTAAAACCCAATTAGATTTTATGTTTTTTGTTTCCGAAGAATATCGGATCGTGTACACAAACCTAGAGTAAGATTGTAGCTCGTTACCTTCGAACTTCTCCTCGACATCACGAAGAGATTTAACATTTTTATTAGCCCACATAGTATGAACGGTTGCGTAAGTATTAGTCACACCGCCAAAATCGTCTTGTGTAGCTGAAAGGTCCCTTAACTCTACTCGAATGTTAAAGTCACCTGCTTTTATTTGACTTATAAACGCCATCTAGTGATAACACTTATAAGGTTGTAATAATATTTGAGAAGCCATAGGAAACGCTCGCTTTCTATCTTCTCTGAAGTAATACATATCAGCTACAATTAACTTGATAGCTTGTTTAATTGCTTCAGGCACATCTGCACTTGCCGCACCATATCCTGTGTTGAACCAAAAGTAAAACGTATTAGCCGCATTATCCTTAAGCGTAGTGCCTGGAAAGTCCGAACTAAGGTAAGCTAAGGAAGGGTTAGAGAAAGCGTCTATATACGCCTTATCTGAGCTTTGAGCAGCTCCATTCTCATCTAACCAATTAATAGGTTTATTAGAACCTGTTTCTTCTAAAGTGCAATTAGGAAATATTAACGAAGCTGTTTGAACTTGCTCGTTAAAGTAAAGTTTGTATTGGTGTGTTATGAAGTGGCGATTACAATAGTTCTCAGCCATATCAGTAGCAGCATCTATATAGTAACCCAACAATGTATCTTCATCGCTAGAATCAATACGCAACTGAGCCTTAATATCAGTAACCGACACCACCTTAGTAGCAGGGTTATCGACTAAAACTAAATCGCCTTGTTTGTTATCGTTTGGGTCTAAGTACATAGATTAAAAGTGAAAAAGGTTAAAAAAGGGAAGCCCCGAAGGACTCCCTTTAATTAAAAACTATTTATTATTAAGCTACTAAAGAAGTTGCTTTAACAAATCCTGCTCCATCAGAAACACCCCAGTCCATATATTGATTAAGCACCAATCTAGTTTGACCGTTTACAGCTACCGAATAAGGATCTACCATAATGTCTAGTCCACCGAACATTCCCATATACAATTTAGAGAAGTCACCGAAGAAGAAGTCACCTGATGCACCTGCTGATTTAGTACAACCATTAGTAAAGTAAGTAGGGTAACCGTTAACTAAAGCACCTTGCATACCTACGTTTACTGCTGCTACTTGAGCTGATTGCTTAAGTTGAGCCATTAAGTTAGGAGAAGCTACATAAGCTAAGTTTCCTTCAAGACCACCTGCTTCTGCTAAAGTTTGTTCAGCAGTAACAAAGTCTAACATAATAGAAGCTAAGTTAGAAAAAGATGATTCAACAAATACACTTGTTGCTAATTCACCTAAAGAATCAGGAGCGCCTGCTACACCTGCTGTAGAGAAGATAGCTGCATCCATTTTTTGTGCTGTTGCACGACCTAAGTCACGAATGATAGCTTGTTCTGCCGCTGCTCCGTTTTGTAGCAATAATTGCTTAGAAATGTTTACGTAAGAAGCTAAACGAGTTGGAGTCAATTCAACTTTACCGAAATTAGCACCACCATCTGCTGCTGCATCAACCTCACCTTCCCACTCAACAGAAGAAGCTCCTGCTACAGGAATTGTAGTGTTAGCACTTAAACCTGTTAAGATGTTTGCACCTACTTTGTCAAATACAGATGCTTCTCTCATCGCATCAGCAAATCCTAATACGTTTGTAGGAGCAATAGCTGAAGTACCTTGAGTTACATTAGCACGAGATTCTAACATAAAAGAAGGAATACCTAAACCGTTGATTGAACGACCTGCTGAACGAGCTTCGTTTACAGCTTCTTCGTGCATTTCACGCTCTACTCCGTCTAACTTTCCGTTAGTGAAGTCATTTACTGCCTTAAAGAAAGAGAAGTTTCTTACTTCTTTTGGCTCATTTGATACTGGAGCTACTACTTTAGAAGCAATCTCAGCGTTTAATTTTTCTTGTCTTTCGATCATTTCGATAGATTTTTTTAGTTCGTCTATTTTAGACATTTTCTCATCGTAAGATACTTGCTCTTCAGAAGTAAAGTTACGAGTTTCGTTTTTGCAAAGTTCAAGCATTGTATTGGCTTCTGTGATGAAACCTGCTCTTTCTTGCTTTAATTCAACTGAATTTTTCATTTGTTTTAAAGTTTGCTTTTGAGTTTTAACTCATTAGTTAATAAATTAATATTCGAAAGGTCTATTACCTCTTCCTCTTTAACCTCTTCGGTTTCGTTGTTAAACTCTTCCAAAGAACGTAAAGCTACATCAGTATTGGAGTAAGCCCCAACACCAACAATCGAAACATCAAACAACCTTCCGATCTTATTGATATTTCTCTTTGCTACATCACCATCTTTACTCCACTCGTCATCCTCTACCGTAAAAGCAAAAGAAGATTCGTAAAGCAAACCTCTACGCATTAGTTCTGCGACATCTCGCCCAACCGTTGTATTTGGTAATGTACCATCGTATCTTAAACCTAAATCATCTACAGACAATTTAAGCGTACCACCTTGATTTCTATCTAAGATAGCATTCATATCGTGGTTAAATGTTAAAATTACATTGTCATCTAATCGACCATCAAACGCACCTCTTGAGATAACTTCTCTGAAGCCTAAATCTCTGCTTTCGTGGTCGAACAAAGAAGCGTAACCTGTCACTTTGATTTCGTCAGAATCTTCTTCCATACGAACCTCAAGTGCTTTTGAGTACACTCTAATTTCTTTATTATTATTCTTCATCTTCATCTTCGTTATTTTCTGTAATGTTGTTATTAATAACTTCCCTAGATGTATCTTCTCCTAACTTATCTAAAGGCATCATATTAGATTGCATATAGACTTTCTCGCTTTCTCCGCCCATTGGATTTAAATCCTCAAATGAACGTACCTCATCAGGCGATAACACTCCAATGTTTACTAGAGTTCTGTAATAGTCAGCACGTGATTTAGAATCACCTCTAAGTAAAGCGTTTAGGTTAAACTTAAAGTATTGTGTACCTTGCTTTTTAAAAGGAATCAACTTAGAGTTCAACTCAGTTTCAATTCTTTTTACGTAAGGCGTAATAGTGTGAACCACAAAGTCTATTTGCTGTGCTTCTATGTTATTGTAGCTAGCAGCAGATAAATCATTTATGAGGTGGTTCGGTACTCTAAAAATACGAGCAATTTCACTTATAGAAAATTGTCTTGACTCTAAGAACTGTGCTTGATTGTTCGGCAGCATTTTAGGCATAAAGTCCATACCTTCTTCAAGTATAGCTGTCTTACCTGTGTTAGCCGATCCACCGTAGTTGTTAGACCAAGATTCTCTAAGACGTTTAGCTGTTTCGGGCTTGAGGGTCCCTGGGTGTTTAAGAATACCTCCCACAGACGCACCGTTCTTAAAGAATGAACCTGCGTGGTGGTTTAAGGCTAGAGATATACCTAAAGTGTTTGCTTGTGACTCAATAGGCGATTGTCCCTCGATACCATCAAGAGAAATACCTTTACAATGAATCATATCGATTGCATTTACTCTACCTGTGTAAGGGTAAATGAAATTAGTATTGTTTTGATTTATCTCGTAATATACACTTCTACCATCAGGTGACATATAAATATCTACATCAACGCATTGGATAGGGTGCAATCCAATAGGTAAACCTGCTCCGTTTCTTTCGATGTAAGCGTAGAAGTTTCCATCTAAGCTCAAGTCAACTAGCATACGCTCGAAGAACATAAACGAGTTGAATAAAGGAGAAGGTTGTTTACCTATTAAATCAGTTAAGGGGGAGTTTAATTTTTTCTTATTGCCAGTTTCAAGATCAACTTCGTGTTCCGATATTGGAAGTGAAGCGATTGTTTCTGACAAGACTCTTACGCAAGACCAAACCGCTGCTATTCGCATTGCTTGTTCTTTAGATACGCTTTCGCCTGATTGTGAACCGAAAGTTGGTCCTAGTATAGTTTGTCCGTAAAGACCCCTCTCTTCTTGTTTAAGAGGTTGTTTTCTTGTAGTAAAAAAGTCAAATATTCCCAAATTGTCTTGATTTTATGAAAAACTATACACCTATAAATAGTAAAAACACCTAAAATGTGAACTAATTTTTCGAGTTATTTTTGATTTTTTTTAAAGAACGCTCTAAAACCTTATGTATATAGCGGATGCTACACCCTTTAATTTTAGCTATTTCTTGTATTTTTAGACCATATTCGAACCTTAAATACACAATATCTTTTGCTTTTTGGCTGTCTAACTTGAATATCTCTTGCCAAAGTCGGTCAGGAAGTGAATCGTAATCATCGCTCTTAAGGGTGTTTTTAGGCTGTTTAAGACGATAAGTTGTGTGAAAAGGGCTAGAGGTAGACAAGACTTGATTAACGACCACACGAGCCACAAAATACTCTATTTGATTTGTTTCGTGTAAAGACTCAATAGTTTCACTCATTTGTGAAAGCAAAATAAGGTTAATGTCCTGGACTAAGTCGTCTAAGAGGTGGTAATCTTGGTTATTAGCCAAAACACTAGAGCAAATCGCCCTAACACTACCTTGGTGTAGTGTAATAATTTCGCCTTTAGATAAAGAAAATCTCCTTGTCATCATAACCTGTTCCACTATTTTTGTTTTTCATTGCTTCGCTTAAAGCCATTAGACACGAAACGATACCATCAATCTTGTCGTTAGATTTGGCTTTGTTCGGTTTTACGTTACCTGCGGGGTCTTGGGTAAGTACGATGTTTGACATCATCCACCTAAGTACAGGATTTCCTGCGTGACGAATGTTTCCTCCAAGCACTAAAGTTTCGAACTCTTTTGTTGCAGGCGACATAGTCCGATAACCTTGACCAACAGGTATCATTGGACAACCCTCTTCTGTAAGGTCTATTACGATTTGAGAAGCGTTCCATCTGTCATAAGCTATCATTTGAATATCGTATATCTCGCTCAAGTCACGTATCTTTTGCTTGATGTAGTTGTAATCGCAAACGTCACCAGGAGTAAAGATTACGTGTCCCTCTCTGTGCCACTTTAAGTAGTCTACTTTATCTCGTTCGGATCGTTTGTAAGCGTTCTCTTCGGGGATAAAGAAAAACGGAATAATATCGTACCCATCGTTATTGTCAGGGAACATAAGTGATAGACAAGTAATGTCACGAGTCGAGGCTAAATCGAGTCCTGCATAACAAGGTTTGCCCTCTAATCGTCTTGCGTCTACAGGAACATCTCCCTCCATCCACTTGTCGTCACTTATAAATTTGGTTTCGTTTGCTACCCATTGGTTTAGGTGGAGTCTACGGAACGTGTTTTCGTAGGAAGGCTCATTTTTTGCCTTTACCGATTGCTGTTGCATATACTCTTCGGTGATAATCGTACCGAAGCCTGGATTGGCTTTCTTTTGAACCTCAACGTCAAAGATGTCATCGTTTTTATCTGCTTCGTACACAACGCCTAAGAACGAGTCGTCTTGGATAGAGCCTTCGATAAGTTTCTTAGCATAGTCGTAAAGCTCTTTACAAATATGGTCCTTTTGATGACCTGCACCTGCCGTGGTAATACCAAGCATAAGAGGTTCTTTCCTTGCTCCCATAGAAGTAAGTAAAACATCATATAAATCTCTGTTTTTGTGAGAGTGTATCTCATCAAGTAAACAACAAGAGAGGTTTAGTCCGTGCTTAGTATCTGCGTCTGCTGAGATTACTTTGTAGTACGATCCAACCTTATCGTAAGTGATTGAATCTCTGTAAGTACCTGCTCGTTTAAGTAACTCAGGATTTTGCAAAACCATTTGCTTTGCGATAGAGAACGATAACCTAGCTTGTTCTTTGTCAGCAGCAGCCGATACAATCTCCGCACCCTTCTCTCCATCAGAGAAAAG